GATGCAGGCTTGACGCTCAGCATCAGCCGCGTGACGACAGGTAGCGCGACTGCGGTGCAGACCGAAGGTGCGGCTGTGCAGGAAACCAACATGGATGATACGAAACTTGATGTTTCGGTTGTCACCGTTGCTGGTCAGCAGAATGTTTCGCGCCAATCGTTAGAGCGTGGCACGGGCATTGACAGCCTTGTTATGGCTGACCTTGTTTCGGCATACCACACGAACCTTGACAGTTTGAATGTCACCACTTCGGCAACTTCGCTGACGAATATCATCACGCAAGTTGTGACCTACACCGATGGTTCGCCAACGGTGGGCGAACTGTATCCGAAACTGTTGGATGCCATTCAGCGCGTGCAGACCAACTACTTCCAGACCCCGAACTTTATCCTGATGCATCCGCGTCGTTTGGCGTTCATTCTGGCGGCAGTTGATACAGCGAACCGCCCGCTTGCAGTTCCGACCCCATACGGTTTCAATCCGATTGCAACAGGTAATGGTGCGGCGCAGTACGCGCAAAGCGGCTACGCCATCGCAGGTATCCCGATTATTTCGGATGCCAATGTCATCACAACGAACGGTGCAGGCACGAACGAAGATGTGATTATTGTCGGTCACACTTCGGAAAGCCACCTGTGGGAACAGGGCGATGGTTCACCGATGATGCTTCGCTTTGAAGATGTGAAGTCGGCTGAACTTGAAGTGAAGATGGTTGTGTACGGTTACAGCGCGTACACGGCAGGTCGCTACCCCAACGCTTTCGCGCTGGTTGGTGGCACGGGTCTAGTCACCCCATCCTTCTAATTGCGTTCCTAAGTTTCTGGTGTGGGTGGTGATGAGCCACCCACACCAGAAGTAGGATGATGCACCATGAAACAAAACAAGTGGGTTGCTGGTTTGCTGATAGAACGCGAAGGCTATTTGCGTCGCGGTTTGGATGAGCAAGTGAAGATGGTGGATGAAGCACTTGCGGCATTGGGTCATCGTGTGGGTGATGCGGTGATTGAAACTGCCGCGATTGATGTTGCGGTTGAGCAAACAAAAATGGTTCGTGGGCGCAAACGAAAGAAGGCGTAGCAATGCCAATTTCCGACGGCTACTGCACCTTACAAGAAGTGAAATCTGCGCTCCGGATTTCCGATGTTACCGATGATACTTTGTTGGAAAAGGCGATTGAAGGTGCGTCGCGTCGCATTGACGGTTATTGCGGGCGCAGGTTCTACCAGCAGAACGCAACAATTCCCCTGTATGCGGTTGATAGTTATACGCTTCCTACGCAGGAAGATTTGGTTTCGGTCACGACGCTGAAAACCGATGACAATGGTGATGGCAGTTTTGAAACCACTTGGACAACGGGTGTTGATTATCAACTAGAACCGTTGGATAGGGCGATTACGGGTCAGCCGATACGCACGGTGACAGCGATTGGCGGCAAAACTTTCCCGTTGTTCAGCGTTCCCGCTTTGCCTTCCGCGCAGATTGTCGGTGTGTGGGGTTGGTCTGCGATACCGAACGACATTCGTGAAGCGTGTGTGTTGCTTTCCATGCGCGGATTTGCGCGATATAACGCGGCACTTGGCGTTGTTGGTTTTGCTGACATGGCTATTCAGGTGCGGGCGATTGACCCCGATGTACGCGACTTCCTGAACCCGTATCGCAAATTTGGGATTGCCTGATGCCTGCAACACCTTCGCAGGTAGTCACGGGTTTGAAGAACCGTCTTGCCACCATCGCGGGTTTGCGCACATTTAGTTTTCAGCCTTCGTCGCTCAACCCGCCTGTCGGTTTCCCTGTCATCAATCGGATTGAATATCACGGTGCGATGGGCGGCGGTCTGGTGATTTATGATTGCACCGTTTATGTAATCGTCGGGCGTTATACCGATGATAGGGCGTTTGATTTGGCTGATGATTTCCTTGCCTATTCGGGTGCGAAATCTGTTCGTGCCGCGATTGAAGGCGATGAAACGCTTGGCGGCAATGCCCAATCTTTGACGGTTGCTAGTTCAGCAAATATTTCTGCGGTGAATGTTGCTGACCAAGATTTTCTGCAAGTGGCTTTACAAGTAACGGTGAACGGGTAAGATGGTGGGCATGGCACAGTTCAAAGTTGTTTCATCGCGTTTGTCGGGTCACGCTCAGGGTTCACTTGTCAGCGAACAAGACCTTGCTGGTGCTAACATTGCCGCGCTGATTGAAGCAGGTCATCTTGCCGAAATTGGTAGCAAAGTTTCCAAGAAAGAACAAGCAAAAGAACAGGAATAATCATGGCAATCATCGCATTCAAAGACGCAACCGTAACCATCAACAGCGTGGATTTGTCTGACCGCGCCAACGCGGTGACGCTGACATATGAGATTGAACAACAGGATGCAACGGTGATGGGCGGCAACCGTGCGTTCGTTGGTGGCATTCAGAACAACACACTTGAAGTGACGCTGTATCAGGATTTCGCCGCAAACGAAGTGGAAGCAACAATCTTCCCGTTGGTTGGAACTACCACAACGGTTGTGGTGAAGCCAACTTCATCGGCTGTTGGCGCAACAAACCCTTCCTATACCCTGACGGGTTGCTACCTTTCTTCGCATACACCGATTGCCGCAAGTGATGTTGGTGCGACTTCGCCAATTACGCTCAGTTTCACGGGCGGCACTTTGGCGAAGGCTGTTGCCTAATCTGATAAACAAATAACGAAGGGGCTTTCAATGCAAATTGATTTGCGTGTGTCATTCATCAATGGTCAATCCGCAGATGTGGATGCTGTCTTTGCTGACTTCATCGCGTTTGAAAAAGAACGCAAGCGTAGCGTTGTGCGTCTTGATGCCGATATGCAACTAACTGATTTGGCTTGGTTGGCTTGGCACGCGGAAAAGCGTCTTGGGAAAACGGCTTTGAAGTTTGACCCCGATTGGGTTTCCACCGTGAAAAGCGTGGAAGTGCGGAACGACAGCGAAGGTACTGCCCCTTTGGACAGCAAGTAAGCGATAGGAATTCTGCCCATTGGCAGATTGCCGCGCTTGCTTGCGAAACAGGAATTGCACCACAGCACTTGATTGATGCTGGCGATTTGATGATTGATGCGATGTTTGACTATTTGAAGCATCGTGCCGAAAAGCAACGGCAACGAAGGTAGTACGATTGGCGTACTATGGCAGAAAATTTCAATCCATCTGAACGCGGTGCGTTTCAGCATGATGTGAAAATAGATGTGACGGGCGTGAAGGAAACGCTTGCCGAACTGCGCAAGTATGACAAGGAACTTTATAAGAAGGTCGCGGATGAATTGAAGGGCATTGCTCAGCCTTTGGCGGCGGAAGTCGGGCGGTCTTTCCCTATGGTTTCACCGTTGCAAAGATGGCATTTTGAAGGCGAGCGACGCGGCAAATCACGGATGCCACCGTACAATCCTTCTTTCGCGGCGCGTGGCGTGAAGCCCATCGTGTATACGGGCAACAGGTTTGTTGGGAAGAATGTGGGCATTCTGCGTCTGCAACAAATGGATGCGGGTGGTCAGGTGTTTGATGGTGCTGGTTCGCAATCGCCGCGTGCGCGGATGGTGTTGAATTTGGACAAGCATCGTGTAACGAAATCGCAGGGTGGTGGTTTCCGTTCGCGTGTGATGTATGGTGCGACGAAGCGCGGTTTGCCGCAGATTGAAGATGCGATACGAAAAGCGATTGATGATTTGAATACGATTGTTGTGGCACGGATTGTAAGCGGGTACTGATATGGCGTTAGGTATCAACATTGTTTCCGGCTTTGATGGTCGCGGTATTGAGAAGGCACTAAAAGAATTCAACAAACTACAAACGACAGGTGAACGCGCACAGTTCGCCCTTCAAAAAGCGGCGTTGCCTGCGGCGGCGGCGTTGGCTGGTTTGGCGGCGGCGGCTGGTCTTGCGGTAAAGGGTGCGATTGCAGACCAACAAGAACAAGCAAAGTTGGCACAAACTTTGCGAACCACGACAGGTGCGACACAGGCGCAGATTGCGGCGAATGAAGATTATTTGCGCAGTTTGGAAATGACCACGCTATTCAACAACAATGATATGCGACCCGCATTGGCTTCGCTGGTGCAAGCAAATGGTGATTTGGCTAGGTCACAACAGGATTTGAAACTTGCAATGGATATTTCCGTTGCGACAGGTATCCCACTTGTGCAAGTAACCGATGCGTTAGGCAAAGCATACAACGATAATTTCAAATCTTTGAAGGCACTTTCCCCTGCGTTGAATGACAACATCAAGGAAGGTCAATCGTTAGACCAAATCTTTACTGAATTGAATGCAACTTTTGGTGGCGCGACTGCGGCGGCTAGTCAAACTGCGGCTGGTCAATTCGCTATTCTGCGAAATCAATTGGAAGACCTTGCAGACAATATCGGAATGATGTTGTTGCCGATTGTGCAAGCAATCATCCCAGCGTTTCAACAAATGGCTTCGTTCGCCAATGAAAATCGTGTTGCTTTCGTTGTCATCGTTGGTGCAATCGCGGCGTTTTCTGCGGCAATCGTGGCGGCTTCTGCGGTCATAAAGGTTCACACCACCTATCAAAAACTAATGAAGATTGAAACGCTTGCGAATAGCGTTGCATTCAAAGCGGCTGGTACTGCGGCTATTGGTTTCGGTACTGCGCTTGGCGGCTTGATGATTGCGCAAACGGTTGCGCCCCTAATCAACAATTTGACGGGTGCGACGGGTCGCGCCGAAACCGCATTCAAGAAAACAGGTAACGCGCTAAATGAATTCAATAAAGGCACGGGAACTTCGGAAGAAGTATTGAAACAATTTATCAATACTGCGCAAGCCGAATTGCAGAAATTTGACCCGATGGGTGCGTTCAAAGATGTTGTGACATTCCAAGCCTTCGGGCGCGAATTCAAACTTCTTGCTGACGATATCAAACTTGATATTGAAGTAGTGGATAAAACCTTCAAAGGTTTTGCGGATAGTTCACCCGAATATGCGCAAGCAATCGTAAATGCGATGAAGGCACAGTTATTGATTACCGACCCAACAAGCCGTTCATATCAGGATTTGAAGGATGCGATTGCGCGATATGAAGCGCAGTTGCGCACGGCTAAGGGTGCGCAGGATGCGCTGAATGGGGCTGTCGCAAACACGCCCCGCGTTATTCCTTTGACGGGTGCGTTGGCGCGTTTGGAAAGTCAGACGCAACGCGAATTCATTGCGCGTCAGGCTTCGGCAGGCGCATTGGAAGAATGGAATACAAAGGCAAATGCCGCGTTCCAATCAACCCGTTCAGGTGCTTCGGCGGTTCAGACCGCGAAAGAAAAGTTGGAAACTTTTACTTCGGCTTTGCGCACCAATTATGATGCGCAACGCTCATTGACCGATGCGCAACGCAACCGCATTAGTGCTAACAAGGCTTTGGATGTGGCTGTTGCCGGTACCGCAAAAGCACAGGATTATTTCAACAAGGTTGTTCGCGGTTTTCCGAAGGACAGCAAAGAAGCGATTGCGGCAACCGAACGATATAGCGATGCGCAGAAGCGTTTGCGTGATGCGAACATCCGATTGCAGGATGCGACGCTTAGCCAACAGAAAGCGGAAAAAGAACTTATCCGTTTGCGTGCAATCACGGCTGACCCCGAAAGCGTGGCTGATGCGGAACGCAGTTTGGAACGCTCAAAGTATGGTGTGGAAGAAGCCAACTTTGCGGTCACGGAAGCCGAACAGAAACTTGCCGAATTGCGTGCCAATCCCGAAGCATCAGCAACGGAAATTAGGCGTGCCGAAATAGATTTGGCGCAAGCAAAGTTGTCTGTCAAGGACAGCGTGCGACAGGTGCAAGAAGCGGAAGCGACACTTGCGCGGGAAGTGAACCGTAAGGCTTCTGCGGAAGAAATTGCGGCGGCTGAACGCGATTTGGAACGGGCGAAAATTGGTGTGGTGGATGCAACAGAAGCGGTGGAAGATGCGACGAAGGAACAGTTGTTCGCGCAAGCAATCCTAAACCAAGTGTTGAATGGTGCGACGAAAGAAACGGATGCCTATAAGGATGCATTGAAAGAATTGACGGATGCCAAAGACGATGAAGAAGAAGCGCGGCGGCGTGTGGCTGATGCGATTTTGGCGGAAGCAAACGCGACGCTTTCGTTGGCGGCGGCGATTGCCGAATTGAATAAGGTGAAAGGTCAGACCCCTGCGGCGATTGTGGCAAAAGGTACTGCACAGTTGGCAGGTATCGCAACGGACAATCCTGCGCTTTCCATTCTCAATCAGACACAGGGAAATGGTACGGATAGCACCACCGTAAATGTTCAGGTCAATGCGGGGATGGGAACTGATGGTGATGCTGTTGCGCGTCAGATTATTGATGTGTTGAAGGGCTATGAGCGTGCAAATGGTTATGTGCCAATCGTTTCAGAGTATTCGGCTTTTGTCTAATCATGGCAACTGTTACCGCGTGGGGTGAAACGCTCACCGTTCTGATGGAACTTGGTTTCCCTGTTGATATCTTCACCTTGAATAGTGCAACCGATGGTGTGCTGGATGAAGATTTCTTGGATGGAACTTTGTTGGGTGACGATGTTGCATCGTTCGTACAGGACATTCGGATAACACGCGGAAGGCAAGACCAACTAGCGAACTTTTCTGCGGGCAGTTGTTCAATAACGATGGTGAACAATGATAGAAGGTTTGACCCAACCAACGAAAGTTCACCGTATTGGGATGCCACGCTAGGTCAATCTGGTGTGACACCGCGACGCAAGGTGACTGTGAAACTTGGAAATGAAACGCTGTTCGTTGGGCGCATCACCGATATTGATTTGTCTTATGCGACAGGGAAAAGCACCGACCTTTCAACGGTGACAATCAACGCGGCGGATGATTTCGTGTTGCTTGCCAATACCGCAACGACACAGGACAGGACACCGACACAGGAACTTTCGGGGGCGCGACTGAATTTCTTGTTGCAGTTGCCCGAAATTGATTATGCGGGTACTACCGATATTGATACGGGTACTGCGACTTTGGGCGCGTATCAGATTGATGCCAATACGAATGCTTTGCAATATGCGCAGGCGATTGCCGAAAGCGAACAGGGTTATTTCTTTGTCGCCCGCGATGGGAAACTTACCTTCACGGACAGGGTGACGAAGGCGTTTGCTACTGCGGTTGCGGCGTTTTCTGATAGCGGCGGAACTGAAATCAAGTATCAGACGCTTTCAGTTTTGTATGGTCAAGAATTTTTGTATAACAAAGTTCTTGCGACCCGCGAAGGTGGCACGCCACAGGTGGCGAATGATGCGGGTAGTCAAACCGAATACGGGATTAGTACCTTGAATTTGTCGGGGTTGTTGTTGGCGGATGATACTGCCGCACAGGATTTGGCGGATGAATTGTTGGATTTGTATTCCGAACCAGCATTCAGGTTTGAAGGTATGTCGCTTCTGGTTTCTTCGTTCGCGTCAGGTACGCGCACCACCTGTAATCAGTTGGAACTTGGGGATACGGTGACGGTGGAACGAAAT